GACACTATTAAGCAAACTACTGAAAATAATAAATATATAAGTAATACTTCTACTGATGTAAAAGGAGTTTATAGTAATGTTACAGATATTGCTAGAGATACTATTAAACAAACTACCGAAAATAAAAACTATATAAGTAATACTTCTACAGATGTAAAAGGAGTTTATAGTAATGTTACAGATGATGCTAAATCAACTATTAAACAAACTACTATTAATAAAGATTATATTAGTAATACTATTCACGAAGTTAAAGGTACCTACAAGAATATTACAGATGATATTAAAAAGACTATAAAAGAAACTACATTATCTACAGTACCTGTTAAAAACATAGTATCACAAATTAGTACAGTTTATGCTAAAAATGATGAAGAAGCTAGACCTACTATAAAAGAAACTGTTTTACATGAATCACGTACTAATGTCAGTGATACATATCAAAGTAATTGGATAATGGATAAGAATAATGAAGCACGAACTACTATCAAAGAATCAACTTTAATTACTTATCATAATGGTTCAGCTCAATCATATGTTAAATTACCTAAATCTGAACAAGCAGAAAAAAATATGACTATAGATGAAAGAAGAGAAATTACTGCTAAATTTAATAGACCATCAAATGCTAAATCAGATCAAATTAGAGGTGATATTAATAGAGATACTGTAAAATTTAATGAAAGAAAACAATTATTTGGTTATGTATCAATTCCTTCAATGAATTTAGATTACACAATTACACCTTTCGCAAAAGTTCATACAGATAGAAAAACAAATATTAATGATTCAAATGATTATAGAATAGATACAATATTTATTGATACATTAAAAGAAAATCCATTAGTTAACGATATTTATCATCAAAAGAATTATAATTTTAACAATTAAGATATTAAATTAATATAATGAATTTTCTTTTATAACAGCATTATGAAGTTTTAAAATTAAATCTTCTTCATCTTTCTCATCTTTTTTACTAATTTCATCAATATGTGTTAATAAAATATTATTAATGTATTTTGATGCTGATAGAATATGATTTCTTGTTCTAGCACCAGTAATTATAATATTTCCTTTTTGAAAAACAAATACAGATATTTCTTTTTCTTCTTCATTATTCTCAGAAGGAGTATATTTAATTATTACACAAGCTCTAATACATGGTTCAAAAGAAGATTTAATTTTCTTTTTAATTAATAAGTTATACAATTTTGTTCTATCAATTTGCATATTAACTTTATAATTTGAATTAATCATATCTACTTTAAAACTTTTAATAGCAAGAGGTTCAGTATTATCAATAAATTTAATTTCTTGAATCTTATTATCTTCTATCTTTGCTTTAATTTGAGATAATTTTACAATTAATTTATTTAGAACAATATTAATATATTTTAAAGATTTACATCCTGACATTTGTATACTACCATTTTTGAATAATTTTAAATTTATCTTAGGTTCTGTATCCCAATCTTTTACAATACCATGAAATACTCTAATTACAACAGTTATTTGATTAAAAAAGTGAAATTCTTTTTTCTCTTTTTTTTTTTGTCTTCTATTTTTAACTTTTGTTTGTATTAATGTTCTTTTATTATCATTGTTTAATTTAACACAAATTACATCATCTTGATCAAGTTGTAAATACTTCTCAATACTTACTATATTGACCAATGAATTCAGTTTAGCAGATGCACACATTGTTGATATTGTTAAACCATCTGGTAAATCTTTAATTTCATTTTTTTCATGATCGATAATATTTACATATTTGTAGTCTTCCCAATTTATTTTACTCATCAATATTTAAACATTTACGCCTTTATATATATTTTTCAGTTTTTATAATAATAATCTAAGTTTTTATAATGGATATTTTACCAATTCCCTATGAAATAATTAAAAATAGTTATAATAATAAAGTAAGAATTAATAAAGAAATTATGAAAAAAATAATTAAAATAAAAGGAATTAGATATATTAAAAAATAATTTTAATTAAAGTAATAAATAAAATAATATATAGTGAATAGTTTTAATTTGAATAATGGTATCTACAAACTGAAACATATGAATCTGCTCCACCAATTAAAACTTGATCTTGATTATTCATAATTCTTTTTGAAAAAATAGCTTTGGTACCATCATTACAATATTTACATAATGCACATAGCTTTTGATATTTATCTGCATACGGAATTAATTCTAATATTTCACCCATTGGATTTCTTTGGAAATCTCCATCTAATCCACCTATAATAACATGTTTATTATATTTTTCAACCCATAATAAACACATCTTTTTTAATGATTTAAAAAACTGACCTTCATCAATTATAATTATATCATATATTATTATAGACTCAAGTGACATATTTTCTAAATCATCTATTACATAACAATCTTCTTTTTCACCATTATGTGAAACAATTCTATTTACATCATATCTTGTATCAATATTAGGTTTTAATATTAATACTTTCTTATTTATAATTTTATATAATCTAACTTTTTTAATTAATTCAGTTGATTTACCAGAAAACATCGGTCCAATATATAATTCTAATTTACCCGTATTAATCATAAAATAAGATAATGTGGTTAATTATTAGCTTTTTCAATTTTATTATATATTTCAAATATTAAACTATATGTAATAAACTATTAAAGATAAAGTAATATTAAACATAATATGAAATTACGATATTTTTTATATTTACACTTAGAATTTATCAAACTAAATAAAATGCTGGATTTATGGTCATACTCATACTCCTTCAAATATATTGATAAATGAAATTCCATTTTTATGTAATCCATTAGGTTATCAAAATGAAAATGTTAATGTAAATTTTCAAAAAAATATTGAAATAATTAATTAACCTAAATAACAGAATGCCATTTAAAAATTATTAATCTTAATTAGTATGTTATTTGCTAATAAATTACTATATATTGGTTCTGGATTACATATTAAACCAGTTACTAATTTTTTACAAACTAAAAATTTTATTTTTATTGATACATTACCTAGATCAGAGTATTCAGAAAATATTAATAAAATATCATATAATAAATATTTTTACAATAACCTAATTGATAAATTTAAAAATTATAAATTTGAATTAACTAGCGAAACAACCTTAAATAATGTTATTGATAATATAGAATATAAAATTAATCCATCACTTTTAATTTTTAATAATATAAAAACTAATCAAACTGTTAATTATTATATATCTACAAACTTTTTATATTCTCAAAATGAGAATTTATTAAAAGATATAGCAGAATCAGATGGATTAATTATATCATCTTATTATCCAAGTAAACATTTATTAAAATATTTTACGTTTCCAAAAAAATTATTTTGTTATAATAATAATCTTTATAATTATACTAGAGATCATTGGTTTGATGATGAATACGATTCTAGTATTTTTAGTATATTAGATAATGATAAACAAAATATATATTTCAATGAATATAATTTAATCATGAATGATGGAGATATTTTGAAGTTTAATTCAATTGATGAATTAAAAATTGCTAATAAAAAAAATACTAAATAACTTAAAACATATTTGTATATATATAAATATATGAATGATATTATTTTATCATTTGATGTTGGAATAATTCATTTAGCTTATTGCTTATTTACAAAAGAAAATAATAATTGGAAAATATTAGAATGGGGTAATATAGATTTAACCAACAGAGATGATACTAAATGTCATTGTGGTTTAAAAGCATCATATACGCATAATGATAATTTTTATTGCAAAGTTCATTCTAAGAAATGTGAAGTATTAAAACCATTTGATCAATTATTTACAGAAGAAAAAATACAAAAGTGTACTCATTTAGTAAAAGAAAACTGTTGTGGTAAAAAATCATCTTTTAAATATGACAATAATTTTTATTGTACTACACATGCTAAAAGTCATTATAAAAAATTACAAACATTGTATAAAGTGAAACCTTATAAAAATAAAAGTATAAAAGAACTTGATTTTGATTTAACATTAGCAAAATTATTTGAGGTTTTAGATTCTAAAAAAGAATTATTAAAAGCTAATATTGTTTTAATAGAAAATCAACCTTCTTTTAAAAATCCAAGAATGAAAACAATTAGTACTATCTTATATGCATTTTATTATATGAGAGGTATTAGTGATAAAGAAGTTACTAAATCAGATATAATAAAAGTTAAGTTTATGTCCCCTTCTAATAAATTAAAAGTTGTAACTGAAGGTGAAAGCAAAAAGTTAATAACCCTTAAAGCTTCAAATGAAGCAAAAGCTTATAAAATGACTAAAGAACTAGGTATCAAATATTGTAAAGAATTAATTAACCATTTACCAGAATGGCTAAAAGTATTAGATGGACATAAAAAGAAAGATGATTTATGTGATGCTTTTTTACAAGGTGCATATTATTTTGAGAAAAATATAAAAGAAGTTGTTATTTAAAATTAACACTATTAAATAAAAAATTGATTTATAAAATCTAAAAATTATAAAATATTAATTATGCTTAAATATTTTATAATTATTCTATTTTTAAAAATGGTTTCATGTATTAATGTTGATATGGTTTGTAAAAATCAAAATTGTTCTGTTAAAAGTGATTTTATGATTGAACAAATTAATTATACTTGTACTGAATTGAGTAATACAACATTTTTTTGTTCTAACGATAATCCATATCAGTTTATTTGTAATAAACTTTATCATAATAAATATAAATGTGATAGTTTTACTTGTTATAAGTATAATATTAATAATGAATATACATATTATAAGTGCCATGATAATTCTATTGTTTTCTTGGTTATATTATTATCTTTTATTATATCACGTATGAATATAATACCTATATTTTTAATATTTGTTTTTTTATGTTTTTTTTTAAGTAATTACTAATAAAAAAATTGAATTAAAATATGTTATTTTATAATAATAATGAATATGAGTGATTTTTTTCAAATATATAATAATTCTTCGCCGGAATTGAATGAAACAGTATTAATTAAATTTACAAAAAGAAATGAAAGTCATTTTGAAGGTAAATTGATTGAATATGATTATAGTGCTATTATGTCATATAATGATGCTACTAAAAAAAAAAAAGTACATAGTTGGAATAAAGTAGTTCCTCTCAATAAAATAATTTTAGCTAAAATAGAAAATATTAATAATGAAGCAATGTCTGTACAAGTAAGTATGGCTTATAATAATAATGAAACTGAACTTACAGAACAATTAAAACCATTTTTTGATAATAAAATTTTAATGTCTCTTATTAAAAAGATTGCATATATTAATAAAATTGATTTTAATGAATTTTGGAGAAATATTATTCATCCAATTGATAAAATAAGAAAAGAAGATAAAGAAGAAGATAATCTTTTATTATACTTCAACAATAATAGAGACTTAATTAATAGATTATTAGAAGAGAAATATGAAAACCATATTGAAATATTGGATTCTATTAATGATAATATGGTGATTCCTAATCAAAAAATAACAAGTAAAATTGGTTTGATTTCTATTTCAGGTATTGCAAATACAAAAAAGATTATTTCAGAATTCGTCGAAAATCAAAAATGGAATTATACTTTTAAATATGATTCTGCACCATATTATATTTTAGAAAGTTATACAGATGATTCATGCACTGAAGATCATAAAGAATTTATTAATACACTTAATTCAATAGCTTCTAAAAATAAAGTCTTTTCAAAAATTGAATATGTTGGCAAAATTTAGTAAATAAAATTCTTATTTAATAAATAATTCCTTTTTTTATTTGATAATTCTTTTAAGTCCCATAGATTTTTCTAAATTTATTTGTGTTGTTTCAACTGGTTTATTTCTTTTTAATAATAAATTTGTATTACTTTCAAATAGTAATTTGTCAAGTTTATTAACAATAACGCCAGATGTTTGAGTTTTCTTATATGATTCTTCAATTTGCATTTGTCTTGATATTAATGGAGGATGTAAAACAAGGTAATCATTGTTAATTACTTCAAAGCTTTTACGAAAATCAATTATTGATAATGTTCCACCATAATCTTTTAAAATTAACCATGACGAAGCTGGTTTGATTTCTTTAAATAAGCCATAAGTTAAATAATACATTAAATTTATAAGAGATTCTCTTTTCCAAATAAAACCATCATTTGTATCTATATTATATGCTTTCATACATTCCCATGAACAATAATTACCAGAACAATAAAAAGTTTCATTATAATGATGTTCTGGTAAGCTTAATCTTGGTGAAGTAAATCTATGTTTACACCACCAACATTTAGTATTTTGATCAAATTCAATATTATAAACATTAATTCTATTAAAATTATTATTTATACTGGTTGATCTATTTTCTGTTTCAGAAGGTGATAGATTAAAAGATTTTATTTTATCTTTATTTTCACTTATTGTATTAGTTTCTGAAAAATATGATTCCGATTTAATAAAAATATCATTATCAGCATTTTCTTTTAAATGATCGTTTTCTAAATCATTAATGTTAATTGGCAAGTATGTAATAATAATTTCTTTTTCAGAATCTGGCGAATCTTCTTTTAAAACTGTTACTTCACTAACTTTATTTTTAGGTTTTCTACCTCTTTTTTTTAGAACTTTAATAGGTATTTGATCTGTCATTTAATAAAATTGTAATTATTTCTTTAATATCATTATTAAATTATATAAAGGAATATATGATTTATATAAATCATAATTAAGTATTAATACTAATTATTGGTTTTTTTGTGGATTTTCTACCTCGTTTCTTTGGGTCACTTGCGCTTAAAGTTACATCTGAAAGTAATCTATCATTATTAGAACTATTTTCTTCTTGCGTTTCACTTGTATTTATATTTGCTTGTGATTGAATATTTTTAATTCTTGATAAAATTTCTGCAACATTTTCAGGAGTTCTTATTTCAGGAATATCTCTAGAATTACCTTTACTAATAACTTGAGGTATATTAAATTGACTTGTTGGCTGATGAATATTGTATGTTTTTTCATTATTCACTGGTTGAGTATTATTCACTGGTTGAGTATTATTCACTGGTTGAGTATTATTATTCACTGGTTGATTATTATTATTTATTGGTTGAGTATTATTATTCATTGATTGAGTATTATTATTCATTGTTTGAGTATTTTGTCCAAATAAATTACCTAAATTGAATATAGATTGTTCTGATTCAGAATTTGATAATGATTTAATTTTATCTTTTTGTTGTTGTTTCATTAACATTTCTCTTTCTTTCATCATCTTTTTTTGATTTTCTAAATTAATTTCTTGTGGTGTCATAAATTGACTAGGTTTTTTATTATCTGACATTATTTTACCTAATAATGAACCTGCACCCATACCAGAAGGTAATCCACTAAACTGTGATTTAGTAAAATGATAACCTGCTCCAGAACCAACTATTAAAAGTGCTAATTTAAGTTCAGCTGGCCAATTTCCACCAGATGTTTTATATTTTTCATATAATTCTTCAAGTACATCATCCCAACTATCAACTTCAACACTCATATGTTCAGACCAACCCTCTAATTTAAAATCAAAAGGGTCGTACTTTTCGTTTGCAAATTCGACTAAAGATACAGTGTTTAATAGAAAACTTTTATATAATTTAATACCATTTCTTTTATCAGCAAAACTTTTTAATAAAGCATACTCATATTCCATTTCTTCAATTGATGAATTAAAATCATATTCTTTAGTTAAATTATAACCTTTCATTTTAATTTCACTTAATCTTCTTAATAATTCGATTTTTTTAATTCTGATTTCTTGAGGTGTTAAAACTTTTACATTTACTGTTGGATCTAGAGTTGGTAAACTTTTACTAGTTAATATTGGTATTGCACTTATGTTAGGTACATTATTTTGATTATTGTTACTAAATTGAGTTGTATTATTGAATTGATTATTACCACCATTCACATCATTCGAAAAATTAAAAGTTTCTACATTTGGTTTTTTATTTGAAGTTGAAGATTTAGAAGATGAAGATTTAGATGATGTAGATGATTTTTTTTTACTCGATGATGAACTAGAAACTTTAATATCACTTGATTCAGATTCTTCAAGAGTTTGTACAACTATTTTTTCTTTGTTTGCAACCATATCAAAATAAAAGTCAGTATCAGATGATTGTTTCTTTGTTTCTTTTTTTGTTTCGCTTAAAATTTTTTTCCCATTATTATCAAGATAATTAATATTATTTTCAGATGATGTTTCAGAACTCATTATAATTATTAATATTCTTTTCTTTAACTCAACGCATTATATTTTTATTTTAATAATTCCTGATTTTGTATTTTTAGACCTAATCCAACGTAATTTATTGCTAAGAAAAATGTTAGTTGTATATTTTCATAACCAAAAAAATATAATCCCAAAAGAAAAATAATTTTAAAAATAGGATTTTTATAAATATTTATAATATGTTCTGGAACATCAAAAGAAATATATAAATATGTATAAATAAATGTACATGTTAGTACAAAATATATTTGATTATTATCAATTTTACTAATATTAATTTTATTCATATAATTTATATTAGATTTTTTAATTTAGAATAAATTATATATAATATTATATCTATTGTATCTTAATAGTATTAAAAAATGAATTATTGTTCTATAGAAGATGCATGGAAAAATTCAGATAGTTTAACAGATCAATTTAAATTAAAAAAAAAAACTATAGAAAATTTTTCATCTGATAATAATATTTCAAAACCAATTAAAATTGATAACGAAGAATATTATAATACTTTTGATTACAATAAAGATAATTTTGATTACAATAAAGATAGCTTTGATTATAATAAAGATAGTTTTGATTTTAAAATAGATAATGATTTTATTAATGATATAAGTAAAGATATTACTAAAAATTCATATCAAAATAATCATGTTATCAAACAAAATAATTCAGATACAAACAATACAAATAATTATCAAAACGTATTTATTTGTGATGATTTTTTAGATCACTTAGAAACATGTAAAACATGTAGAATGAAAATGAGAAACAGATTTAAATCTAATATAGTTGAAAAATTTGATAATTTAATAGTTGATAATAAAGATACTGTATTATTATTTTTATTAATTTTATTTGCATTAATATTCTGTAATTTGGTAATCGCTATTTTTAAATAATTTATTTTTTCCAGTAATTTGTTGAAATATTATTTTTTATATAAAATTCATATTCACCCTTAACAAGTTCTTTATCAAAATCTTTATGCCATGGTAAATGCTTGCATATATAATCTCCTGCAATACGATAATGTCCACCTTTATTTTGTTTATTAACTAAACAAAAAGTTGTATCGATAGCCGCACTATATAATTCATGATTTGGATAATAGAATTTACAAACCCAATATTGTTTTTCAAAATCTTTAATTGATTTACCAAATGATGTAATATTATTTCTTATATCATTTGAATCTATTAATAATGCAAAACCAACCTTTTCAGCTTCATAATAATTTGAAATGTTAATCATTTCTTGTATAAAATTTTTTGGTAATTTTTCATTAAATTTTAAATCAGGATCAGTTAATAAATAAATATCTCCTATTAAACTATTCATAAAGTTTTTTTCATAGACTTTATGTCCATAGTTTTTATCCATTCTAATTAATGTATATTTATATTCTTTTTCATAGTATTTTAATAATTCAGGGAATGTACTTTGATTATCTAAAATTACAATATCATTTGTATATTTTTCAACTTGTTCAACCATTTTTTTAACATATGTATATTGATTGAAACTAATTATTACAACAGTCATATTTTTTTTAAATACATCTTTACAAATATTATCATTTTCTTTAAAAAATAATAAATTATTATTTATGACATTGTAGTCGTATAAATTATTACCTTCGTATATACTAAAAAGTTTAATCAGATTCTCAAATTTAGCTAAACTTTTATCTTGCCATTTATCGTAATTAAATTTAATTAATAGTTTTATTTTATTTATATAACAAATATATAATAAATCTTCAATAAAACTCTCTTCTTCTCCATAACAATTACAATAAATTAAACTTAAATTTAATGATGTCTTTTTATTAAAAATATCAAATATAATTTCTTTAATAGTTTTCTCAGTATTAATTTTATTTTTATCATTGATAATTTTTTTTTTAACTGTATTAATATTTTTATAATTATATATATCTTTGAATAATTTATTGAATGAATCTTCTAAATTATTCTCGCCTAATATTAATAATTCATTAAACTTTATTTTATCTTTAATCCAATTAATATTTACTTTCTCTGTTATTTTGTTAATATTATCTTTTCTAGTTAATTTGAATTTATCTTCCCAAAAATTAGTTGAAATATTATTTTCTAAATATTTGGTGTATTCATCATCTAATAATTTTTCATGAAAATTAATATACCATGGAAGATGTTTACATGTATAGTTACCAGCAACCCTTATACTTAAACCTAAATGATTATAAATTGTATTTATTAAACAAAATGTTGTATCTATAGGTGCATTATATAATTCATATGTATTATCTTTTATCTTCATTTGCCAAAATCTACTTTCCCATAATTTTAATGGCATTCCTGCATATGTAAGTTCTGATCTAATCTCAGGAGAAGAAATTTCAATTGCAAAACCAACTCTACCTGCTTTATAATTATTTGATATTTTTACTAAATTTTCAATAAAATTACTTGGTATTTTTTTATTAAATTCTAAATCTGGATCTGTTATAATATAAATATTACCAAATATTCCGCTTAATAATTTTTCTTCATATACTTTATGTCCATAATTCTTATCCATTCTTAGTAATGAATAATTATATTCATATTTATAATAATTTAATAATGGTTCATAAGTACTATTATTATCAATTACAACAATATCATTAGTATATTTCTTTAGTTGGGATACCATACTTGATATGTATGTATATTGATTATATCCAATTATTAAAATTGTCATATTTTTTTTAACAACTTGTAAATTAAGTACATTTTTTGGTTCAAATAAAACATAATTACCAACATTTAATATATTTTTATCATAATTAAAGTAACTTAATAAATATTTAAAATTATGTAAATCAAAGTTAATTTTAAGTAATAGATTTATCTTATTTATAAAACAATGATGAAATAAATCTTCTAGAATACCATCTTCACCACCTTCCATATTACAATATATGTTAGATATAGTTTCTCCTAATTTATAAACATTATTAAATAATAATTCTTTTAATGTAATTTCATCTTTATTTTTTTTTATTTGAACTAATTTTTGACTTATACTAGTAATATTATGTTGAGCATTAATTGGAGATAATGTTATTATTTTCTTGTATTTTTCTTTATACTCTATTACATTTTTTTCATAACTTAAATCAACGAATATTTTTTTTGTATTTTTATATTTATTTAAAAACTCATCTAACTTTTTAGACGCCTTAAATAAAACCTCTTTGGATTTTATTATAGGTTCTGCATTTTTTATTACAACAGGTTCTGCATTTTTTATTACAACAGGTTCTGCATTTTTTATTACAACAGGTTCTGTATTTTTTATTACAACAGATTCTGCATTTTTTATTACAACAGATTCTGCATTATTATTAGATTCATTTTGATCTTCTTTTTTATTCTGTTGTATAATTTTTAGTTCGGATTTATGTTTATCTTCTATTGGTTTAGTTATTTGTTCTGGTGTAGTTATTTCTTTTTTAGAAATTTTTTTGGGTTTATTTAAATTTTCTATATCTTTAATATCATATATTCTAGTTGGTTTAGGAATGCTATTATTTCTTACTACTTTTTCATTTATTACTTTTACATTTTTATTTACTATGACTTTTTTCTCTTCATTTATTATGTCGACTCTTTTATTTATATCAGAATCTAGAATAGAATCACTATTAAATTCGTAAGATTTTATCAAATCATCTTGATTTTTTAAAACTTGTGTATTAACTTTATCATGGTTAATTCTTTTTGTATATTGTTTGATTTTTTCTCTGTAAATTTTATCAGCATTCCAAATTTCATTTGAATTTTTTAATTTAGTATATCCAACTAGAGGACTAAATGTAATAACTTCTTTTTTTCTACTAAATTCTATACCAATCCAAACTTCCCAAATATATCTATTTTCTGATATTTCAGGTCTTGAACAATAATTTCTTACATAACTTGATCTTGTCCAAAAAAAATTAAAATAACAAAACCCATCAACATTTGGAAATATTCCTGCTACTTCTAATTCTTTATTTCTTTTAAATTCTTGTAAATAAAGATTGTAATTTTCAATTGTATGATTGAATAAATATTTTCTATTTTCATGTTGATTTGATGTTATACCTTTAGAATGAAAATATAAAATTATTTCATCATCATTATCTTGTGCAATTTGATATAGTGTTTTTATACCAGGGTATTCATAATAATTTTCTTTAAAGATATTTTTTAACTCTATTTTCTTGTATTTACTATTTATTAATTCTTTTAATTTAATTAATTCTCTATCATTTGCAATAACACTCATATAAATATTAGAAGCCTTATTATATAATTCTAATTTTTTAAGAGAATCTAATTGTTCAGTAATAATAGGTTCCCATGAATTTGGTATTAAATTAGCAAAATAAACAATCTTAATATTAATGTTCATTAAATATTAAATAAAATTATCTTTAAAATACAATTTAAGTTATTTAATATTTGAATTTCAGTTTTTGATTATAAATAGATAATTATAATTTAGTCAAATAGTATTTGTAACGCTTTTCTTCTACATAAAATTATAATTTTACCCATGAAAAAAAGATTATAAATATTTGGTAGAATTAACTTCATCTTTATGTTTCATATTTAATTTATTTAACTAAAGATACATCATTCAAATAGATCCAGATAAAACAGAAAATAATATGATTGATTTTTAAATATATTATTATAATATATAAATATTATAATAATAATTTTATTTTCATTGGCTTTTATGATTTGTTTTTATATAATTGTCTTATATTTTTTTATTAGTGTCTTACATTTTATATCAGTGTCTCATATACCAATGACATGACACGTAGTCTAAATCAGTATTACTATTAGGTAATCTTGATACATTTGCCCATTTTAATTCTCTTATTTTATATTTACTCGGATAATTTTTTTGAAGAAAATTAAAATATATTTCATATTCTGATGCACCCGAACTTAATATTTGACTTTTTTCTATAGATAATAAAAAAATTTCATAAAATTTCTTATTATGAAACTCTTCAACTAATTTAAATAAATCTTTTAATATATATTTTTGAAAGATCAAATGATGTGATATACCTGACATATTATTTACTTTTGCAAATGCTGGATATAATGTAACCATATGAATAAAATATGGCATATGATATTCTGTTCCAAAATTATATAATGGGATATCATTTTCAAAAAAGTTTGTTGGTTTTAAAAAAACAGTATCTGAATCAATTACTAAATAATTATCTAAAATATCATGAATAACAAATCCTGAATAGAATTTTAATAATTGTTGTAAATACCATCCACATCTTTCATTATCCCCTAAATATTCTTTAATTGTATCAATATTAAATGGAAATGAGTTTTCATCAATTAATACACAATCTTTAAATCTATTAATATCAGTTATTAAACTTGTATTTGTAACTATATAAATTTTTCTATAATTTAAAATATTTTTTTTATTTAAATGTAACGTATTATCAATAAAATTAATATCATTTGGTCCAACTGGTATAACTATATCAAAATTCATTATATTATATTATTATAAACTTTTAAATAAAAATGTATTATGAAGTTTATCCCAATTTGGATTATCAAAAATATTATAATTTGTAATATTTTCTAAAAATATATAACCTTTATTATCAATTAAATCAAATACTTTATCTTTACTATCTTTATATATAGTAATTAACAAGTAAGTTGGTTTATATTTGTTAAAATTTATACCTTCTAATACTTCATATTCATATCCTTCGGTATTAATTGATAATAAATCAATATTCATAATAGTAAATATATCTAAGATATTAGTTAAATTATCACATTCGACATCTATTAATTTAAAATTCGGTATATTTCTAATGTTATTTACAGATGACATTGGTCCACAATCAAATGCTCCTGATATTATATTTTTATTATATTTATTTGAAACAATACATTTATTTATTAATATATTATTTGGTCTATTTTTTTCTAAATCTAAAAATACACTAGGACTAGGTTCAATTAATATTCCTTTCCAATTATAATTATCTTCAATAAATTTAGTTGAACTTTGAAAAATACCATCATATGCACCTATTTCAACATAAAATCCATTTTTAATATTTTTAATATATTCTAATACTAGATTAGTAATTGGTTCACCTTTATAATTTTGGATACAAAATGTATCTACGGTTGTTGTATTATTTAAATTAAATAATTTGTATAAATCATCTTTTGAACATTTTATAATATCATAATATTTTGTATTCTCTATTGGTTTACAAAAACTTTCATGATTTTCTTTTTTTTTATTTGGGAAATAAACAATTTCTATAGTTTCTGATAAAAATGATGCAACCCAACTTAATGTAGAGCAAGAACAAATTAATACTTTTGCATTTTTCATAACATGAAAATCTTTGATAACTGTTTCACAATGAATATCAATTTTATATTTTGAATTAATATAATCAATATATGCATTTTCAATATTTGTTTTAGGTTTATTTAAAACTAAACAATAATTTGTATATTGTTTTTGACTAGATAATTCATCAAGTATTTTAATAATGCAATCTGGATGAATAACGTCGTTATTAACAATAAAATCCTCTAATCTAATATGAATTACAACATCATAATTAGGTACATCAATAGGTTTTGTAATTAATTCAGCAACTTTATATGATTGAACATTATAATTATAATTGTTATTAAATTCATCATTTCCATCTGTATATATTAATTCATGTTGATTATTTTTCATCCATAATAATAACTCATTTTTAAATTTTATAAAAATTTTATCATGTTGATAATATCCATAAAAATTATAATTGTAATCATTTATATTTGGTATATTATCATTTAATATATTATTCATCCAATTAATAAACATACTATCATTAAAAACAGTATTACAATCACCCATACTATATGTTCTTTCTGCACCATAGATTATACAAAATAAACTACTAGCAAAATATCTAAAAATTGCATTCCCTAATCTGCCTAATCTTGAATCATAGACTTTCATTTAATTATTATTAATAATAAAATGCAAATCTTTAAACTTTTTATTTCATAAATTAAATTGTTATTCCATAAATTAATGATAAATATTTTTCAATGTTTGAATATTCTTCTAGTGATAATTGTCTGTCAAAAATTAATAATTCTGCTATATCAAAATCAGATCTTTCATTAGGATAAGACCCTCCATCACCATTAATACCAAATCTTGGCAATGATGTTCTTCCACCTGGTGAAGATCTAGTTACACCATTACTTCTATATAAATTTCCAGAATCAACTGATATAAACCAATTACTACTATGTGTTCTGGCTTGTTTTGTTATCCATCCTTCGTGATATGCACATCCAGTATTACCAAACCAGAATCCAGATAACCAATTACCTGAATTTCCATTAATAATACGATTTTGATTACTGCCAGCATATCTGCAAATATAAATCAATGTATATGAAGCTATATCAGAGGTTGTAAAATATATTTTTGTAGCTGGTGTTCCACGAATAACTGGGAAATTATTTAATGCACTATTTTGTCCATTACTACTTATTATTGATAAATTGGTATTTATAATTTGAGAACTGGGTAGATTTCTACTGTTTGGAGAACTATCAACCCATATATTTGTTGATGAATTATAGTCTTTAGCTTGATATCTTGAATAAAGTCCTCCGATTGAACCAATATATGAATTAAAATTATTTATTGGTAGTCCAGTTAAACAAAATATATTATTTTGTGAACCAATAAAAGAAGGTAAAAATTTATTAGTTAAATAATTCTCAACCTGTAATGTTTCATTATATAATAGTACCCTGTTAAATACCATTATTTCACCAATTCTACCTTGTAAACCTCTATTCATATCACCTGTCCAATTTCCAATTTCCCAATTATTTACTAATAAAGGAATTTGACTTTTACTAAATTCGTTAGTAGATATTAATGATCCATTTATTCTTACAGTTGCTCGACATCCAGATGAATTATTAGTATAAACAATACCAATTATATAATCTGTATTAATAGTCAACGTATATGGAGTAATCCAATCATTATTACCACAATTTAATGATATTTGTAATTTTGAACCATTCATTAGAATATGAATAGATCCGGTAATCCATGATCCACCAGTTGAAAATATTTCTGTTAATTTATTTGGTAAATTTTTAATATTAAGTGCAATATAAATAGTTACTTCTGAAACACTTATTTTTGGACTATTTAATACAAGTATTGATTTATTATTATTTGCTGTAAAATCTATATATTGATTACATAGTGATGGATTTGTACCAGACCCACCAGATGCTATTATAGTATCATTATTCATATCCTTTATACTAGTAATATAGTTATTATTATCAAGAGTTACATTTTTAGAAGCTGATAACCATAAATCAGTGTTTGGTACTTGAATATTTAGTGGATCAGTTTTAATATATATTTGTAATTTAAAATTATTTGGTGTAGTATTAGAAAAGGTCCAGTCTGGATGATTATTACCTGTATTATTACCAAATCCAAATTCAAAAGCACTATTAGAACCATCATCACGGTGATGGTTCCAACCAAATATAGTAGTTGGATTATTAATATCATTAATATTGTGAACTTGGAAACATGCATGATTAGGTTGGAAATCAACTGGAGTATTATTACAATCATAAACATCACCATTTCCTCCATCTAACAAAGGATTTTTTGTTGTTCCATAATTACCAGGCCATATTTGTAATCTACCTTTATGACCAGTTGCTAAATTTCCTAATTTAGAATCAATTACATTCATATTTGTAACATCGCGTTGAATTTGAAAAAGATTATTAGGTGAATCTCCTGTTGGAATACCATATGAACTAATATTATTCCATGCATCGAAAGATACCCATACTGATTTACCATTATTTTCAACTTTATAAGCTATTCTACTAGGTTTTGATAATCCAATACTATTTGTTTTATTAACTGTGTAAGGGATCATATTATTTTTTCTTTTATATGAGGTAGTTTCATATACTAGCGCCCAACCTCCACCATCTGTTTGTAAATCAACAAATATTTGGTCAGGTTCTGACATATCAGGAGTTTGAATCCAAAAGTTACCAGATGGAATATTTGGATTTAATTTTATTAAATTACTAGCTGATGTATTTGCAGATGAACTACTTTTACCATTATTTGATACATTAGGTGGAATAGGTATTGATGGCATATTTAAAGTATAAATATGATCTTTAGGTAATAAATTTTGTAATTCCCATTTCCAAGCAATGTAACCTTCTAATCTTAATCTATCTTTATCTGTATGAGATGGAGATAAACAAAAGAAATCACCAACATTACCAATTATACCTCTATTCATAAAATTACTTGATATTTGTACTTGTAACTGTGTATTTGTTGAATAACCATGAACACCTATACCAAATTTAACATAAACTATTGCATAATTACCGGTATTAGTCCAAATAGAAGGCGATGTATTAATATTAATGTTATTATTTTTATCATATACTTTTACACCATTAATATATACTAATCCATCACGTCCATTATGAATATCATTACCATCAATATTGTTTCCTGTGCGTCCACGTCTAAATGAATAATCATTATTTTGTAATAATGGTGCAAATAACATATCAAAACCTCCCCCATTATTATTTAATTGTACTAAACAAATAAAAGCATTGATTAAATCTGTACTTGTTCCTGATGACAAAAATACATTATTTATATTGAAATTTAATAATTGATAATTTTTATATAATGGTAATACTTGTATATTACCATTTGGAAGTAAATCTAGACTTTTATCAGGAGGTTGACTGTTTTCAAGTATCTCTCTATCTAAATCAGATATTGAATTATTAAATATATATATAAAGTTTATATCACCAGTTAAAAATTCACTATTATTTGTTACGCCAATTGTATTCTTATTAGAGCCACTATTTCGCGTACCATTATTTCTAGAATTTATTAATTTACTATTTATATATGATTTTCTTAAATTATTCTGATTATTAAATGTTTCTGATACTACATTATTTGGTGCATAACCTGCAAAATCTAAATCGTTACCCCACCAATAGTGTCTATAAGAATTTCCCATTCTTCTAAAAGCATTAACTCTATTACCTCCTCCATAATTACCACTACCTAATACACCACCATTACCATTATTAATTACACCATGTTTATAAATAACTGTATATGATGAATTACCAGAAGGCACTACATTATCAGGTAAATCTAAAAACTGCCCTTGGTTGAAAGTTATTATTTTAGCAGCAACGTTTACAGAAGGTTGTTGTAACTGATTATCTTTTGTAGCATGTTTATCTTTACCCGATTGATCATACCATTTATAAACATATCCGATTGCACCATTTAACCAATCTTTTATAGATACACCGTCTATGGTTCTTAAATTTCCGTTGGTATCTGAATAAAAATCTGAATACAAATCTGAATTATTATCCTCAGTACGTCTTCTAATATTTAAAATAGGTCCTTTATATGAAGAAGATAATAAGAACACCGAAAATATACCTACCATATTATTTTTTGCATCTTGTGATAATTGATCTATAATATATGAATTATTTATAGATGGGTTAGATTTATTAGCGTAAACTTGATTCTGCCATTTAATAACATTCAAATTTTTACTATCATATTGGATAATATTTGGGTCATACCATGCAAGTAAACTCTTAATACTTAACGGATCTACTAAATCTTTTGGAGTTGTAAAATCAACATTCGTTAATACAGGAGTTTCGGTTAAAGGACCTTGAATATAATAAAACCCATTTTTTAAATTAGGTAATTGTTTTAATTTTAAACTACTAATATTTGCTTTTACAGCTGATGTACCATCGTTAGTTTCTGTTGGTTGGGGAGGTAAAGGTATATCAATTTTAATATAAATCTTCAAATCAAAATTAACTGGTGTTGTTTGTGTAAAAGTCCAATCAGGATGTCCATTTGGATTATTACCAAATCCAATATCAGGTCTTTGATCACCGTGTCTATTCCATGCTAATATTGTTTGATTTTTTATCATATCATGAACTTGGAATGATCCATAACCTATACTATTATTATAACCACTATCATTACTATCATAGTTTCCATCAGTACCACCATTTAATAATGGATTTCTACCAGTTCCATAATTACTAGGCCATATTTCTAAACGGCCTTTTAATGATGATATTACTGAAAATTGATCTTGTCCAATATTAACTTTTGACAGATTTGTATATTTATTAAAAATATTAGATACATTAGTCCATACAGTTAAATTTTTGACATCTCTATGAGTAGTAAATACATTTGCCGCAGAACCACCGGTTGGTACATCATAGTTAGTAATTCCTTGCCAAGCATCAAAAGACGTCCATGCAATTTGGGTTGGTTTATCACCATTTTGTAATCTATATGCAATTCTCTGTGGTTTTATTTTATTTATACCTATTGTATCTGATTTATTAATAGCATAATTTATTGAATTAACACTATTTCTTGTAGGATTTGTTACTTGATAAACAAGCATCCAACCTCCTTCATCATAATCCATATCAATCCATACTTTATCGGGTTCATCCATTGTTGATGTTTGTATCCAATAATATCCAGTCTTTGCATTTGGAAAATTTTGTTTTATTTTAGTACCTGATATATTTGGTTTAATATATGATAAACCATCATTATTTTCAGATGGAACAGGTATATTTGCTGATATAAATGGTGGTAATTTATTATACTTGTGAGTTATTGGTAAATTTCTTTCTAGGCCATATTTCCAAGCTAAATATCCTTCTGCTTTACATCTGTCTGAATAAGTATGTTTTTCATTAAAACAAATAAAATCACCAATATAACCAATTATACCTCCTGAATTATTTGATAATTTAATAGTAGTTGTTAATGATTGACTAAATTTAACATATAATATTACATAATTATTTGTATTATCATAACCAGATCTACTAGTAGTATTCTCAAAAACTATAGACCCATTGATAATTAATAATCCAGTTGAACCGAAATATAAATCATTATTAGGTGAGTCACTTTTTCTAGCAGTACTAAAAAATTTATTATTAGAAGCAACAAATAATATATCATTATTTTTATTAGTATTTGTTAAATATGCTACACATATGAAACCGCCGATTAACGTATTACCAGTAGATGATAAATAACTGGTTGTATTATTAAATGAAACCATATTTAAATTATTACTAAATTTAGTTTGTGTAATATTACCACTTTGTTTTAAATCTAATGTAGAATCTGTTGTAATTTGATTTGTCCAAGTATTAACTGTTGAATCATTATTTAATTTTAAACTATTTGGATCATACCATGCAACTATATTGTTTATATTTAATGGAGTTATATAAGTATAATTTGATGAGGATGATTGAAAATTCTCAATTAATTTATTTTTACTTCTCACAGATTT